CTTATAGAAACAACTGGCTCTGCAAGTATTAGTTTAACAGAGGATAATATTATAGGTGGCATATCTGTATCATCTAAAAATAAAAACTCACGATTTAATAGAGTTATTGTTTCATTTATTAACCCAGATAAAAATTACCAATCAGATGAAGCACAGTTTCCACCAGTAGATGAAACAGGTTTAGCTAGTGCCGATCAACACGCAAATCTTTTAAGTGATGATGGTGGAATTTTATTAGAAGGTCGTTTTGATTTTCCTACATTAAATAGTCCATATCAAGCTCAAGAAATGGCAGAAATAATTTTGCGTAGGTCAAGATCAAGTTTAGACGTATCACTAAAAGCAGACGCAACCGCCCTAGATTTATCCGTAGGCGATATAGTAAACATCACTCACGCTACTCCAAGTTTTAGTGCGAAACCATTTAGAGTAGCCAGTATCACTTTGAATACTGATCTAACAGTAGATTTACAATTAACAGAACATCAAGATAGTTATTACACATTTGGAACACAACAAGAAGTTGCCACAATTCCAGATACAACATTACCAAATCCTTTTAGTATTCAACCGCCAGCAAGTGTCACATTAGATGATAGTTTAATCTCATACAATGACGGAACAGTTATTGTTGCAATGGATATTTCTATTGGTGCTAGTACAGATTCTTTTGTTAAAGAATATCAAGTAGAATATAAATTAACGAGTGATACAAATTTTATTGTTCATTCAAAAGGTACAGTTCAATTAAATCATAGAGTTCTAAACGTTATAAGTGGAGAAAATTATACTGTAAGAGTTAAAGCAGTAAATTCATTAGGCGTAGAATCTACTTATGTCACAGCAACTAGAGATATTGTTGGAGAAATAGCACCACCAAGTGATGTTGAAGATTTTGCAATTAATATTGTAGGGAGTGACGCACATTTAAGTTGGAAGTCTATACCAGACGCAGATCTTAACTATTATGTCTTAAACTATTCAAGCGATACTGTTAATCCAGAATGGCAAAACTCTTTTCCTATCGTTACAAGAATATCAAGACCAGCTACATCTATTACAGTTCCAGCAAGGGTAGGTTCTTATCTAATCAAGGCAGTTGATAAATTAGGCAACTTATCATCTAATGAAGCTATTATAAAAACCAATATTATCGCAATAGGTAATTTTAATAATGTTGCAAACGCAGTTGAAAATCCAGACTTTACAGGTACTAAGACAAACGTTGTTGCTACAGACAACACATTAGAACTAGACACAATAGAACAATTTGATGACAACATTACCGATAACTTTGATGACATTACGACTAGACTATTTGATGGTGGAACTACAAATAGCAATGTTTTCTCAACAGGTACTTATGACTTTGCAAATATCATTGATTTAGGTTCAGTTCAAACAACTAGACTTACAGCAAATATCACGCAAACTACTGATGATAGAGATAGATTGTTTGATAACGTTGCTGGTAATTTTGATGATCAAGCGTCTAACTTTGATGGAGATACTTCCGTTAATGCACAATCACATTTAGAAATAGCTACAAGTGATGATAATGTTACTTTCTCTAGTTTTAGAAACTTTAACATAGGCGATTATACAGCTAGATATTTTAAATTCAGATTAATTTTAGAAAGTTTAAATAATGCGGCAACACCTGTTGTATCAGTTTTAAATGTAGCGTCAGATATGATTGATCGTATTATCTCTGGAAATGATATTGTATCTGATGTTTCTGGAACAACAATTACATTTAGTCCTGTATTTAAAACAACTCCAGCAATAGGTATTTCTGCTCAAGGCTTGGCAACTGGTGATTTTTATGAGATAACAGGTAAATCAGAAACTTCTTTTAATATAGTATTTAAAAATTCTAGTAATAGTGCTATATCAAAGACATTTGATTATTTAGCAAAAGGATATTAAAAGGTAAATATGGCTCAACATGACATGAACATTGCAAACCAAGGCTTCCCAGCCTTCCGTTCTGATTTGAACAATGCACTTACTGCCATTAATTCTTTTCAATCTGGGACATCAAGACCTAGTGGTGCAGTATCTGGCACTATCTGGTTAGATACAACTTCCGCAACAACACCAACACTAAAATATTATGATGGTGCAGATGATATTTCCCTAGCAACTTTAGATCATACAGCAAACACAGTTAACTGGTTAGATAGCACAGTTTCTTTTGATATTGTTGGAGATACAACTCCGCAACTAGGTGGAGATCTAGATGTTAATGGAAACGCTTTTGTTTCAACATCAAATGGTAATATTACTTTTACACCTAACGGAACTGGTAAAATTGTTTTTAATGATCTTGCGTATTATCCAGAGGTAGCGATAACATCTACATCAAACGCAGTCGCTTGGGATAGTCAAGCCGCACCAAACGCAAAACATACAACAACAGAAAATACAACTTTCTCTGCTCCAAGTAATGCTCAAACAGGTGGTTTTATAGCTTTAAATATTCAATATGGTGGTTCTCATACGATTGCTTGGAATACTGTCTTTGAGTTTGCAGCAAGTACCGCACCAACAGCAACATCAACAAGTGGTAAATCAGATCAATTTGTTTTTAGATACAACGGAACTGTCTGGCAAGAGGTCGGCAGATCATTAAATATGTCGGCTACATAGGATTAAAATGTTTGCATTAGTAGAAAGTGGATCAGTAACAAAATTCTTCAAAGGAAATAAAGGTGTTGCTATTAATGATATACAATACCCAAAACAAATATTTCAATCATGGTCTAATAGTGAATTACAAGCTATTGGCATTTATCCTGTCAGAATAGACACAACAAATAGAAAAGATGAAGCATGGTACATTAATACAAATATTACTTATGCTGTTGATGAAGATGAAGTTGTAGGCTCTTATGGTACGGCAACAGCTAAAGCTATTGATGATAGAAACGAAGTAGATGATGATGATAATCCATTATTAGATGATGATGGAAATCAAATAGTAACTAAAGGTTTAAAAACAATTAAAAAAGAAATGATAGATCAACAATGTGCTGGTATTTTAGCACCGAGTGATTGGCGAGTTATTAAAGCAAAAGAAACATCAACAACAATGAATAGTGGTTGGAAAACTTGGAGAGCAAGCGTCAGAACAAAATGTAATTCTATGCAAACTCAAATAGATGGTGCAACAAATGTAGAAGAACTCAAAGCATTGTTTGAATACACAAACACAGGCACAGAAGAAAACCCAGTTTATACAAGACCACTAGGCGAGTTCCCAGTTAAATAATGCCTTTTCCTGTATTAGGTTCTAATTCTGCAGTTGCGGCTGGATATGAAATAGATAATTCACTTAGATTTAATCAAGAAGATGATGCAAGATTATCAAGAACACCATCAAGTGCAGGTAATAGACAAAAATTTACTTTAAGTACATGGATAAAATTTTGTAACTTTAATGATAGTTCTGGTTCACAAAATATTTTTGAAAGCAGACCAGGTAACCTTTTTTTAATAGTTTTAACGAATACACTTAATGCTACTGGCGGTAATACAATAAGAGTTGAAGCAACAGGTGGAATGGATTTAGGAATTGATAGATTTTTTCGTGATGGTAGTGCTTGGTATCATTTAGTTTTTGCATTTGATACGACACAAGCAACAGCAAGTAATAGAGTTAAATTTTATGTTAATGGAGAACAAACAGGATTAAATTCAACTTATACTACTTATCCAAATCAAAACGATAGTTTTGAATGGAATAATACATCAATTCAAAATGTAGGTGGTAGTGCTTTTTCTGGGGATGAAAATTCTGATTTTTATTTAGCAGATACATATAATATTGATGGTCAACAATTAGCACCAACAGAATTTGGCGAAACAAATGATAACGGAGTTTGGATACCTAAAAGATTTTCTGGTTCATATGGCACAAATGGTTTTAAATTAGAGTTTCAAGACTCTGGTAATTTAGGAGATGATACATCTGGAAATGGAAATGATTTTACAGCTACTAATCTAACAGCAACAGATCAAACAACAGATACACCTACAAATAATTTTTGTACGCTTAATCCTCTAAATATAACTGCTAGTGTTAATCTAAGTGAAGGAAATACACAGCATACAAATACAGTAAACGATCAAGGAAGTGCGGCTACCATGGGTTTTGCAAATGGGAAATGGTATTGGGAAGTTAAATGTATAAATAAAGCAGAAGTAGGAATTAATTTAGATTCAGATATTTTACAATTATCAAATGACGCTACCATAAATGCTAATGATTCTAATATTAAACTAACAGCATTAGTCACAAATAGTGCTGGTGGTGCAAATGATTTAAGATTTAATGGTGGAACAGAAACAGTAAATTCTTCATCTGTTGCTGATAATGATATTATAATGGTTGCTGTTGATGCTGATAATACTAAAATATATTTTGGTGTTAATGGAACTTGGATGAATAGTGGCGATCCAGCAAGTGGAACAGGCGAATTAAAAAATTTTTCATCTGGATATACTACAGGAAACTTTATAACCCCAGCATTTACAATAGGCGTTGGAGCAACAGCTTCATTTCAAACAAATTTTGGCAACGCACCTTTTTCAATATCAAGCGGTAATTCAGATGCTAACGGATATGGTAATTTTGAATACGCAGTACCTAGTGGATTTTATTCACTATGCACAAAGAACTTAGCGGAGTACGGATAATGGCGTATACAACAATAGACGACCCATCAGCATATTTTCAAATAGCTTTATATACTGGAACAGGAAGTGGACAACAAGTAATTAATGATGGTAATTCAGACTTACAACCAGATTGGATTTGGGTAAAAAGAAGAGATGGCTTAGGTTATCATCAAATTATAGATTCAAGTAGAGGTGGAACAAAAAGATTATGGGCTAATGATAATGGTGCAGAAGGAACTCAAAATAATGTTGCTTCATTTGATAGTGATGGTTTTACTGCTGGAAATGAATCAGATATTACACCAGCAAGTACATCACAAGTTGCTTGGCAATGGAAAGCTAATGGTGGAACGACATCAAGTAATACAGATGGTTCAATCACATCTACAGTACAAGCTAATACAACGGCTGGTTTTAGTATAGTTACTTATACAGGCACAGGTTCAGCCGCAACTGTTGGACATGGATTAGGTGCAGAACCAGATATGGTTATTATTAAATCAAGAAATAATGCAGTAGATTGGCAAGTATATTTAAAGTCATTTGGTAATGATGACACAGGACTTTTTTTAAATACAACTGATGGAGCAACTACTGCAACAAATTATTATAATGGTGGTGGAACAAGTTCTGTATTTGGAGTAAGTAATAATACTGGTGTAGGTGCAAACACATATACTTATGTTGCATACTGTTTTAGAAATATACAAGGCTACAGTAAAATTGGTTCATATACTTCTAATAATAATGCAAATGGGCCTTTTGTCTATACTGGCTTTAAACCAGCTTGGGTTATGACAAAAATTAGTTCTGGTGGCGGAACAAATTGGAGAATATATGATAATAAACGACAAGGATTTAATGGAGATAATGATTTTTTAATGCCTAATTCAAATGCGGCTGAAAATACATCTGCTAGTGAAATGGATTTATTAAGTAATGGTTTTAAATTAGTAACGGCTGAAGGAGACGCAAATTTTAATACTGAAACTGTAATATACATGGCATTTGCAGAAAGCCCATTTGTATCATCAGAGGGTGTACCGACCACAGCGAGATGAAAACATTATTTATTTTACTTACAGCAATAACTTTTGTTGCTGTTGCAACTGATACTAAAAGTGCAGACACAAATACTGTTAGTTCAACAGTAATAGATAAATCAGTTCCTACAGCCAATGCTCCAAGTGTTGTTGTAAATAATTCTGATATTTGTATGGTAGCAACTAGCGGAGCAATTCAAACAAATATATTAGGTATAGCTTCTGGAATTATGAAGGAAGACCCTCTATGTTCAAAATTAAAAATTTCTTCCAGATTATTCTCTATGGGTATGAAAGTAGCGGCTGTGTCAGTTTTGTGTTTAGATAGCAGAACTTGGGATAGTATGTATCAAGCTGGAACATATTGCCCTTACGATTCAAAAATTGGTATTGAAGCAAAAGAAGGTTGGTTAGAAAATCCAGAAATGATACCAGATGGAAGTTTAATAAAAGCTAATTTATTAGAAGGAAGAGAAATAACAGTTGAAGAAAGAGAAGCTAACAATGACCTTACGAAGTTTATATTTATGGCTATGGCTATGTATATCGGTTTCCCTATCCTTTTCTAGTCAAGCTGTAGATTGCTCAACTGATACGACAGGTCTTTGTACTCCAACAGTTGAAGAAATAATTGAAGAAATCATAACAGAAACTACAGAACATAAACCAGATGGTATTTTAATTACAACCACAAACGATAAAACAATCACCACAACAACTGTAGAAAATAAAGATTCTGGAAATATTTTAGATGGAGATAATGGTTTTGTTTCTTCCTCAAAAGAAGGTGATATGGATATTGATTGGGGTGGTCAAGGTAGTGCTTCAATGCCTTCTGGCTCTTATTGTAATAATTTAGGTACAGATAAATGTGCTGAGATAACAGGTGGAGGTAATTCAACAAGTGTTATGGGAGTTCCAAATATGGGAACAACTTTTATAAACACGATTGATATTTCAGAACTCAATATAAAATATGGTGGAGAAACAAATTATTCAATTCATGTAGATAAACAAGACCCTCAAGATTCTGTGTATATGCACATCACAGGTAAAGATGGAACAACAGAAGTTTTTTCTGGAACTGACATTCTCTCAGCAAGCGGAACAGCTTCTGGTTTTAAAGTATATGAAAATAGTTTTGAATTTTCTGGAAGTCTTACAACATTAATTGTTGAGGTAGGTGGACGTGATATAGGTATTAGCGTGGGGGTGCTTTTTGATGATGTTCAAATAAACGTATTATACAACACAATTAACACAATAATAACACAGGCAATAACAAGCGTAGAAATGTTTATTGCTTTAAATGCTGATGCTACTCAAGATGTAATTAATGTAGTTGAAAATGTATTTGAATCTAATATGCCTATTGAAACAGATGTAGGAATGACATTTGAACCTATAGAAATACAAGAGCCAACATATGCAGAAGTAGAAATTGAAATAGCAGAAATAGAAATTGCCGAAATAGAATTAAAATTAGAAACTGAAATAGAAACAAGTATTGAAGAGCCTGTTACAGAAGAAACAACGACAGAAAAGGTTGAGGTAGAAGTAGATACAAAAGAAGAAGAACAGCAACAAGAGGAAGCCCAAGAAGAAGAAGAGAAAGAAACAAACGAAATAGAAGTAGCAAAGAACGAAGAGAAAGAGCCAGAACAAATAGAAGAGCAAGAAGAGAAAAAAGAAGAAGCTCAAGAAGAGAAAAAAGAAGAATCATCTAAGGAAAAAGCTGTTAAAAAGATTATGAAAAAGATGAACGATAAAAAAAAGTATGATGATATTAACCAAACCAAAACCCTTGTAGTTATGCAAGTATTAGGGAACACTAAAACCTTTTTCCAAGATCAACAACAACTAAATGATAGAATAGGATTTTTTTCAAATGTTGTTTTGCCAGACACAGTTATCAATGATAATGATATGGCAAGTTATTTCTTATTTGTAGGGAGTGATGGTTTAATGAATGAAATGATAGATAGTCAATGGCAGAAGTAAGTTTTGGTGGTGTTTCCTTTAAGGGTGGACGTATAGTTGTTATAATAACAGCCTTATCAACGCTTATAGGTGCATTATGGGGCGGTTTTGAAGTTTATAATAGGTATTTATCTATGGAAAAGAAGATAAACAACTATACAGCACCAGATTTAAGTGGCTTTGATAAACGATTAGACCTTATTCAATTAGAAACT